GTTGCTGAGGTACTAACTGGTATTGCGTTAGTCCAGCAATCCGTCAAATTTATAAAAGAAAATATTAGCACTGCTAAAGATATAGGGCAGATAGCCAGCCAGATAGATGATCTGTTTGCTGGTGAGAAACAGGTGCAGCAAGCTAGAGCCAAGAAGTCTGGCAGTGGTTTGGGCGATCAGTTTGGTGTCGATACTGTAGCTAAAGAAATGATTGACGCTAGGCTGGCTGCTGAAAAACTGCAAGAAGTGGCGACTATGGTTGACATGCGGTTTGGTCATGGCACTTGGACTGGCCTTATAGCTGAAAGAGCTAAGCGTATCCAAGAGGCTAAAGAAGCAGAGGCTGTAGCTAGACGCAAGAAGATACAAAAGGATAGAGAGTTTGAAGAAATGATGAAGCAAGCTGTCCTTGTTGGAGCCATCATTCTTATAGCAGTAGGCTTGTTTGTTTTTCTGATGGTTAGTGTAGCAAAGGCATTTGTAATATGATTAGTGTTGAGCAGTTTCTTAAATGGAAAGTCTTACCAAGATGTATGATGCTTGCATCTACAGTTATGTCATGGCGGTGTGCTGAATGGTTCATGGAATTAGATGTGCCAACCGCAAGTCAGTCAGCATTTGTATCTGTAGTTATGGGCGTGATGACAGGTGTGTTTGGCATCTGGATGGGGCATGAGCATAAGGGTGAAACCAAATGAAGAACGCAGCCACAAGACTGAACGAGGCTAGTGAGGTTACAATCCCGCTACGCAATCTTATTAGCATGATTGCTTTTACAGCCGTGAGTGTTTGGGTTTATTTTGGTTTGACAGAGCGAATATCTTTTTTAGAACATAATCTTGAGTTGACTATGCAAGAGGTAGAAGAGAACGATGATTGGATCGACAAGTTTGAACCACCAAAATCTATGCAAGATACTGTTGCAAGAGTTCACGATTTGGAAATTGAGATAGCTAGAATAAAATTATTGTTAGAGGCTAAGTAATGATACAAGCATTGATTGGGCCGATTGCATCACTAGCTGGTAGCTGGATGGAATCTAAGGTCGAGCAAACCAAAGCCAAAGGCAAGGTTGCTCAAGCTAAAGCTGAAGCAGAAGCAGAAGTAATGAAGGTAGCTGCTACCCATGAAGCTGGCTGGGAAAAGATTATGGCTAAATCCAGTGACAATAGCTGGAAGGATGAAGCGTGGACAATTTTGTTTATCATCATAATTGCTATGTGCTTCATTCCGTTTACCCAACCTTTTGTTGAGCGTGGGTTTGTAGCTTTAGATGCTACACCTGACTGGTTTCAGTACGCAGTTTATGCTTCAATAGCTGCAAGCTTTGGATTGCGCGGCTTGAAAGGTATAAAGAAATGAAACTATCAGAGCATTTTAGTCTTGAAGAAATGACCAAGAGCCAGACAGCTTTGCGGCGTAACCTGCCTAATCAGCCCTCAGAAGCTCAGACAGAGGCGTTAGTTCTTTTGTGTGAGAATGTACTAGAGCCAGTGCGAAGCCACTTCAGCATACCTTTTACGCCCAGCAGTGGCTATCGCAGTGCCGAGCTTTGTGTTGCCATAGGTAGTTCTGTGTCTAGTCAGCATGCAAAGGGTGAAGCTGCTGACTTTGAGGTGCCATCTATATCTAATCTTGAGTTGTGTACTTGGATTATTAACAATCTAGATTTCGATCAGATTATTCTTGAGTGTTATACTGGTGGTAATACAGGGTGGGTACACTGTAGCTACAAGTCAGAAGGTAATCGTAAAGAAGTTCTTACATACGATAAAGAGAATGGTTATCGTAAAGGCCTGCTAACTTAAAATGGGCCAGCCGTAATTTGGGAAACGGCTGACCCACTAGCAGGCGGAGAACTAATCAACCTGCTTTAAAATGGTACATCTTCTGATGGCTGTGCGCTAGTGACATTCTCATTTTTGATGTTGTCGCCAAACTCAGGTATCTCATCGTCTATTGGTTTAGGCTTGTACTCTGATACCTGCAAAGACATGTAAGCATTGTCATCCTTCATCTCTTTCCAAGATGCAATCTTCCAATCTTGGTGCAGCCCATCAAGTGGGCCACTGTAATCAGGTGCTTTCTCATTGCCCTTCTTATCGTTAGGAAATAAGCATCCTATCTTTTGGAATACTTCGATGCGCTTCTTGCCATCTCTGGACTCAGCCATGATGAGTGCTACTTGTCCGTCTTCTCCCATAACATTAAGCTTGCCTTGTAGTATAAGCTGTTGCTCGGGAAAAGGTTTGAAGGCTGCGCCTCTGTTGGTGTTGTCATATTCAGTCATTGCTGTTCTCCTTTTTTGTACGCTCTTGTAAGAGCCATAATATTTTTTCTACCTTATGCTCTAGGTTAGTGAGCCTTATTTTTATTTCTTCTAAATGCAAAACAAACTTTGAAGAAAACATTAGTTAGCTCTCCATATCCTATGATGATTGAGGTTCTCTCTTCTTGTAGCAATTTTTATATCCCATGCTTTTGCAGCCTGTCTCATAGCTGCAACAAAGCCAGTACCAATAACAATGCTATCTCCTTTCTTCATACGTTTTAAGATACTGTACTTTGATCCATATCCATTTGGCATGGGTACATCTTTTTCAATTTTATATTGTTCCATTACCACTTCTCCTCTGGTGGCAACCTACCATCGTCATCAAGCTTAACGCTCTTAACCTTTGTTACCTTAGGGTTGGGCATGCTGGCTGAGTTACCGTCATCATCTTCTGATGGCAGTCCGAATGCAGATTGTAAGCCATAGCGTTTAGCGTATGTGATACCGCTGCCCATCTTCTGTGGATCAGTAGGGTCTTTGACTAGGACAGGTGTGCGTCCAGTCATTGACTCGCCTGACTCATGCATGACAACTGTAGTTACAAAAATGTGATGCTCATCAAAGTCAACAAGCTGTGTAAATGTAAGGCCACACTTGCCAGCCTCTGCTCTGACAGTCTCAATAACCTCTTCAAGACTAGCATAGTTTGATTTAAAGAATGGATTTTTTGCAGTCTTCTTAGCTGCTGCTCCAGTGTTGTGAAACTGGATGAGTGCTTTGGTTATGTTCTTTAGTTCCATCTTAGTTCTCCTTGACTGTGATGCGTAATGATCCGCGCTTATCGCGTTTGATGGCTAGAAGATCACAGTATACTTCTCGCTCATCGTCACCAACCATAGCCTTAAGGTCAGACTTGGCTGACTCAAATAGCTTTGCTGATTTCTCTTGTTCGATGTAGTCATGGCATCGGCTGATAAATTCGTTGTCGGCTGATGCATCTCGTTTGACTAGGCCATCGACCTTGATCTTATCTATAGATACAGGTGGCACTTCATTGTCACCGAAAGGGCGGGTGTCCTCAGTGACATGCCTCCAGAACTCGGTGATGTGTACCTTCATCTTGTTGATGTAGTCCCAATCTTTCTGTACATATACAGCAGCCCACTTGCGGTTGCCAAAGATAACAGATAGATAGCAGCCTTTGGCTTGATGTAGCCACATGTAGAACTGCATCTGTGGCATGTACATACTCAAACAGTTTTCCATATTGTTTGTTTCGTATGTATGTTTGCACTCAATGATCTCGTCAGTAAATTTTCTGTCCATCATAATGTGACCATCGACTTGACCCTTGAGAGGCACACCTTCCCAGTTCATCTCTGCTGTAAGGCCATTACCTTCACCTTTGTGCATGACATGCTGTACTGTTTCAGTGTCAGTGAACATCTGTTTATCAAACCAACGCTTGTTAAAGTGTTCAGTCTCTGAGCCTAGCTGTACTGCTAAATTATCTGAGAGATCGTCAGGCTCTGACTTGCCTGTCTTCTGTTCCCACAAGGCAATCCAATCGCCTCGCATGATGCGGTTCATATCTGAGCCGCCTAGAAATCCTAGTCTGTTCATAGTAGTTCTCCTTTTGATTTATTATACTGCAACTATGCAGTTAGATCAAGCTTCTTTTGTTGTAGTGATGAGAGCATCAACTCTCTACGTCTGAGTCTCCACTTGATATGCTTGTGAAACTCTGAGTATGCAGGCCAGAAAGTGGTAGTCTCGGACACCTGCTTGATTGCGTACTTAACTATGTCGGCTGGATAGACTGACAGTTCATTAGCTATAGCTTGTATTCGCATTGCATGATCGTCTGATGACTCACCTGCTGGCTTCACCACCAGCGCAGCCAGCAGCGTGAGGTCATCGACTAACATTTCTTTAGGCATAGGAACCATAGCTTGCATAACTGTAGCTATACATTTGTTTACGTCATCAACAGATGTTGATTCTATTCTGTAGCCATTGACGATAATATCTACGCCATCATCCTTAAAGCTACTGCGGCTAATCTCTACTACCTTGCAGCCTGTTGTGCATTCTAGCGAAGTGAGAAGCAGACTGTCGACTTTGGCTGGATTGTTTACCTGTAGCATTCGATCCAGACCTGCCTGTATTTGATCGCCACTCAATATGATTTGAACACCAGTATCTGTAGGCTCTGTCGAAGGACGCAAATTTTTTGCCTGTTGCTTGATGGTAGTTAACGAACTTATCTGCTTGAGCGACATGATCTATAGCCTCCTTGTGTTTAGCATCTATGGATTTGCAAAGGTCATCGCTTGGAACCCATCCATCTGGAACCTGACCCTTTGTATTCTTTGTTTCCTTATTGGTTATTGATAGGTTAGTGTTGCTGTCTGCAACAGGGGTGTTGCTCTCTGCAATAGGGGTGTTGCAGTGTGCAATATCTTTTGGAAATATTATGTAGCGTGTTGACTTGCCTGTGTGTCCACGATCTCTAGTCAGATAGCCGTGATCTTCCAGCCAGTGCAGCTTGCGCGTTACTGTAGCTACAGACATAGCAGTACGTTGTGATAGTCGGCTGAGACTAGGCCAGCATAGGTGCTTGTCTTCATCTGCATGATCTGCAAGCACAACCATTAGCCATTTTGCATAGCAGTCAGGTATCTCTGACTTGATTGCCCTCGCCATTAGTAGGAATGCCATCGTAGTTCTCCTTCAATAATGGTGCTATCTTTTCTTCAAAGACATCACCATCAAAGATGATTAGTGTTTTGGGTTTACCTTCCCTGCGCTTGTAGAACAGCACATCTCTAACTACAGTAAAGGGATTGGGAAAGTTTGATTTGTCTCGGTACTTTACTTCAACCACCAAGGCGTTTTGTCCGACTTGCCAGATGATGTCTCCGCTATACTCGCCTCCCAACGCTCCGCTGAGAGGTTGCCTCTTCGCTTTGAACCCGAGCTTTTGTAACCACTTGACGAATGTTCGCTCATGGTAGTCTCCTTTTGCGCGACTCTTGCTTGCCATGTGTCTGCCTCATAACAATCAATACAGATTGTGTGATAGGTTGGTGGTTTTTCTGTAGCTAATATACATACAAACCAAGGGGTCTTATCATTGCAAGCATCACATGGGTATGCTTCACCTACTTTATCGTAGAGTCTTTTTTTTATGGACTTTGATCGTAAGGCCAAGTGCATCTAACCAACATGCAAACAAGAATCCAGATGGTACTCGTTTGTGTTGTTCCCATTTGTGTATTAAAGATTCAGCGCATCCAATCTTGTAAGCTAAATTTTTTTGAGTCAACTTTTGTTTTGTTCGATGAACAACAAGCTGACTAATAACATACTGATATGTATCAGTAACTTCAGTCTCTACTTTGTAGTGCTGAAAGTTTTTCAATAGCTTCACTAACTTTATTGGCTGTATCGTAGCGTAAATCTTTGCCTAATCTTGCACGATAAAAGGTAGAGTCAGGCACTCCGGCACAAGCAAAAGCATCCTTGAGTTTGATATGTAAGTGCGCTGACTTGTCTACTAATTGTTCCATGTATGTAATCATGCAGCCAATATGCTTGCAAGATTGCAGTTATGTCAATGGTCAAAATTCTGTAGACCCTTTCTCGTATTCACCAAGGCTTGACCAGCCACCAACTACATGTGTTTCTCTGGGATAATAGTGACCAGTGTCTTGTTCAGCCACATCATCAGCGAATGCATTGTCAGGAAGCATTGCATTATTTAATTGCCAACCTTTTTTGTTACGCTCAAGTTCTATGTTGTGTCCATAGTTGATACTTGATAGTGGCTTGTCTTCTTCGCGTTGGTATCTACCATTTCTAGGCATCGTCCATCTCCTCAATATGATTTTTTATAAATAGTGTAGCTAGATGGCGTTGGAATATAGAACTCTTTAGACCACATGATTAGTTGTTGTCTGCCTGATTCACCTTTGCGTTTGCGTTCGTCAACAAAGATCAAATCCTTTTCTTTTAGCTGTTTGTATCTAGCTGTGATTGTGCTGTATCTATAGGCTGGTAAAATTCTAAGCACATCATCAGATATGCAGCCGCTGCTACCAAAGGAAGTGATGGCAGCTAATACAACGCGTTCCATTTTGCTAACGTCAAGTTTGTCAGCAGCATCATGGCTAGTGCTTGGGTCACGGCTGCGGGCTAGTTTAAACGCTGGTGTTTCTGGGAATGGTGGCTGGTCTAAGCCAAGCCTATCAAACAGATCGTTCATTTAGTTCTCCTTTGGTTTTTCAAACATACCTTCAGCAATGATGTCGATTACTTCCCAATTGATTCCAATTGTAGCATCGTGATTATGATCAAGTTCATATAAAACTTTTCGCGCTTCTTCTTTATTCAAATCAGGGCGAACACAAAGTACATCTTCGGTTGACCAGACAATTGAGATTTCATCTGGATTTCCAAGTGGAACAAGATTTAAGTTTTCGTCAGATGTGTATTTCATTTAGTTCTCCTTGTTAGAAAATGTTGGATTATGAATCTTCATATCCCACCACATATTTTTTAATTTGCCTGTGTCTATGACAGGCGTTTTTGATTGGCATTCAGACTCGATTATAATTTTACCACTTGCTGTTTCAAAATCAGTCATCATATCTAATGCTGTTTCAATAGCATTACCTTCATCTTCAGCGTACACAACTTTGTAAACTGTGTACTGCGTCATCCATTTGAGATCATCACTCTTGCAATGAG